TTTTATGAAAGATAATATTCTTGCTTATGAAATTAAATTTGAAAAAGAAAATGGTCGTGCTCCTGACCACGAAGAACGAAGAAAATATATGGAAGATTTAGGAAAACACGTTATGGAAGTGTTTAGAGCGAATCCAATTCCTGAACCTGTTGAATTAATATCAATGAAAGATAAAGCCATAGAAGAGGAGAAAATTAAAAACCTAAGAATAGAAAAACAAGTTAAAGAAAAAGGTAAACTACTTAAAGAGAATATTAAAGCATTAGTAGATAGTGGAACTATTAAAGTTCCTGCTCTTAAAGAAGACCCTAGTTTTGATGATTATATACCTTTTAATCAACCTTCCGCACAAGAATTTTATGAAGAAAAGGTTAAGCCTATAGTTGAAGGTTATGTTACACAAATACTTGAGGGTCTTAATCTTGATTCATCTTATTTTGGTACAAAAACAGAAGACTTTATTCCTGCTTTTAATAAAGCCGAACAAGAAAAGTTTTATACTGTTATAGCTAAAAGTATATTTGGAGAGAATTGGTCAGCACACAACACTAAACAGGTACAAGACATCATTGAGGTGATGTTGGGTATAAAAAAATAATAAAGGATAACTAATATTATGGGAATTTTTGATGGCATTGTTGCAGAAGATAATACATCACTAGATATTTCTACAGTTAATTATGACTTAGAAAAAGCACAGAACGCTGAATCAGCTTTAGAAGAACTACAAACTGAAAGATTTTATAATACATTAAGAAGTTACTATACACACAGAGAAGGTGATAATAAATTTCATTATATGAATCACGCTGATTTATTAGAATATTTTTATAATGATAGGTCTTGGAGAAATCATAATACAATTTCTATGGGTATGGATATGTCTAATGCGATGTCAGATAGTCCTGATAGATTAAAAGAATTTGCTTATATACAACAAACTTATGAAGCTCTCCCTTCTTTTTGGGACGACCCAAATAGAAATTTTGGTTCTTGGTTATGGGACAATGGTGGAGCTATGGTATTAGACCCAGTAAATCTTATTGGTTTTGGTATTGGTGGTCAAGCAGGAAAACAAGCATATAAAGTAGCCTTGAAAGAAGCTCTTAAAGGTAAGATGGCGAAAGAGATTAATAAAAGAGCTTTACTAGAAGTTCAAAAACAAGCATCAAAACAAAGTTTATGGGGAGCTGTTAAAAAAGGTGCTTTGTATGAAGGATATATTGGTGGAGCTATTGCTACTTCTCAAGATGCTATATTACAAAATACTGCTATAAAAACTGGTATTCAAAAAGAATATGACTTAATGCAAACAGGTTGGTCTTCATTGGCAGGTTTTGGATTTGGAACAGTTTTTGGAGCAACTTTTACTGGTGCAGGTTTTAAATTAGCTACACGAAAAATGAGAAGCACTGCTGTTAAACAGTTAAATGATTTACACGAATATGGTAGAAGTGAAATTACAGGTCAAAGATTATTTAAAGATTTAGGAACTGTTAAAGAAAAGAAATCATATTATAAGAATTTATCAAAAGAAGAAATTAACCAAATAGAATATAAAAGTAGATTACACGGCAAGGGTATAAAAGACCAAGTTGATAATTTAGATAATATTGATATAGATGGAACTTCCAAACCACCTAAAGAACTTTTAAACTGGACTAAATATAGTCCAAAACGAAATGCTATACTTTTAAAATATTTAGCAGATAAAGCATTTGAAGAAGGTAGAATTGATACTAAGACTATAACTAATGACGAAATTGTTAAAATATCTAAAGTCTTAGGAGAAGACCCTGATGTATTAAGAAAAGCTATGAAATCAACAGCTAAAAAAGAGAAATATTTAGCGGCACAAATGGTGGCTCACGGAGATATGATTTTAAAACATAGTGATGATATGATTAAATTAGCTAATAAAAGACAAAGGCTTGATTTAACAACTGATGAAAAAGCATATATTGATAATCGTCTTGCTCTTAAAAGAAAAATTGTTTCAGATACATTAGTTACTCATAAAGAAGTAACTCAACTTGTTGCTAGAGCTCAACAAGCAGGAAAAATTCATAAAGATTCATTACGGGCTTCAGAATTAATTATAAATCCTGAAAACCCTAAAATTAAAGAATTACTAGAAACTAACCCTGATAAATTTTGGGAAGCAGTAGCTAAGTTAGATACTGATGAACAAGTAATCGTAGCATTACAAAATGCTCATAAAGTTGGTAAATGGGATTTAGCTACAGAATTTGTAAATAATAACTTACTGTCGTCTCCTGATACACATATACTTAATATTATTTCAAGTTTAATGCAGACACAATATAAGCCTGTTGTGATGTTAATAAGAGCGGCGATGTTAAATCCTATTAGAAATAAAAGGGCACGACAATTAGCTATTGAAGCTATGGACACTTATATACATCAATATGTTTATGTAGCTCACGCTTTAAGGTCTGCGTCTAAAAGTTTTGTAGCAGGTAGAGGTTTACTTGATAGTAAGCAAATGAAATATGACAATGCTATGCGTCAAGGACAATTACAACATTGGATTGAAGCAACGGGTGAACTTATAACTTCACCTTTTGGAGTAGCAGGAGAAGTAGTACAAAAAGGTCTTGTTAAACCTTTAGGATTAGCAACCACACTCCCATTAAGATTTTTGTCATCAGGTGATGAATTTCTTAAAACGATGATGTTTAAAGCTAGACGTACTTCTCAAATTCATTCACGAATAAGAAGTGAAAATGATTCTAAAATATTTTCATCATATTTTAAAGATGCTGATGCTAAAGCCGCATACAAAAAAAGATTTAAAGAAATAGAAGGATTTTATCAAACAGAAGCAGGTGAAGCTATCCCAACAATAGCTATGAGTAATAAAGCTCCTATTGATGATATTAATAGATTACAAGTAAATGACCCTTTACAATATGCTAGAGAAGGTACATATACTCAATCTGCATATTCAACAAATCCTATTACTGGAAAAGATGAAGGTGGATTTACAGGGTGGATTCTTGAACAAACAAGTAAAGGGAATAGAAAAGCGTGGAGAGCTTTAGGTCTTCACTTTGTTAATACTCCTGCAAACTTAATAAAATGGAATTTTGAACAAATACCAGTATTACGAAAAGCATTAGTACACACTCGTCACGCTTTAGCAGAAGGTGCTGATGGAAAATATCTTAATCCTGAAGCGGCGGCTGAAGCAAATGCTAGAATGGCGGCAGGTTTTGCATTATGGACAGGTGCGTTCTTTGCTTGGAAATCAGGAAAAATTACAGGTGGTGGTTCAAGAGATTGGAAAGAAAACAAAGCTAGAGAAGAAGCGACAGGTTGGCAAAAGTATTCTTATAAAAGAGCTGATGGTACTTATGTTAGTTTACATAGACTTGACCCTGTTATGTTTCCATTTTTTATGATGGCGGATATAATGGACACTGTTACTGATTTTCTAAGAACTAATGAAGATTTACCTTATCAAGCACAAAATACTTTACTTGAATTATCAATGGGTATGATAGCAACAATAACTAGAAATCTTGCCTCTAAGTTTTATGCAACAAATATTATTGAAACAATGAACTTTGCTCTTAGTGATGATATGATGAAATCACGAGCTCCTGATAGAGTTGGCACTTCTATGTTCGCAAGAGCTATTTATAAATTCTTTCCATTATCAGGTGGATTAAGATATTGGACTAGAGTAGATGAAGATTATCAAAAAGAATTATTTACACTAAGTGATAGATTAAAACAATTAATTCCTCTTACTGGTAAAGATAGTATTATGCCTAGAAGAAATATATTTGGTGAAAAGATTGATAGAAAGAATGGTTGGTTATTTGGGCTAGGCGGAGAAGTTGGATTATGGTCTACACCTTTTGCTATGACTAAATTTAAAAATCAAGCAGTAGCTAAATTCTTTGAAAATAGAGAATTTAATTATAGAGCACCAAATCCAGTAGATGTAAAATCTAAATTAGATTTAAGAACAATAAGAAATGAGACAACAGGTCAAACAGCTTATGATAGATTAAGAGAGTTAGTAGGAACAGTTGATTTACAATATAAAGGTGAAAAATATAAACTTAAAGAATTAATGGAAGTTCTTATCTTAGATAAAAACAGTCCTATATATGATGTCCCTGATGGTATGGTAGATGGGAAAGATTGGAGACAATCTGTCTTATTGAAATATGTTCATCAAGCAGAAAAATTAGCTTATGAACAAATGATAAAAGAATATGCGATTATTTTACGAAGAATAGAAAAAAGAGAGCAATTCAATATCTTTAAATTTAAACAAAATAAGGGCACTAAAAAGAAAGAGAAATCTATCTTTGAATAAAGTACCCCTTTTAGAAGAGATAAACGAATAAATACAAGGAAAATTAAAAATTATGGCTAACAGTTTTGTACGATATACAGGAAATGGTAGTACAGATGCCTATGCAGTCCCATTTAGTTATAGGGCTCAGGCAGACGTATCAGTAACCATTGATGGTGTCGCTACAACAGCTTTCACTTGGGACGGAGCAGGAACAACAATCACATTCACGACTGCACCTCTTAATTTAACAAGCATAGAAATTAGACGTACAACTAGCCAAGCGGCAAGATTAGTAGATTATGCTGATGGCTCAGTATTAAAAGAAAATGATTTAGATACAGACTCTTTTCAAGGTTTCTATATGGGACAAGAAGCCATAGATGATGCCAATGACAGAATTAAATTAGACAGTGCGGACTTTCAATGGGACGCTCAAAGTAAAAGAATTAAAAGTGTAGCTGACCCTACTGCGGCTCAAGATGCAGTAACTTTAAATTATTTAACAGCTACATATTTAACTACAGCTACGATTGCTCATATTGGTACGTTAGGTGCGATTGCTAGTGATATAAGTACAGTAGCAGGAATTTCAGCTAATGTTACAGCAGTTGCAGGAGACGCAACTGATATTGGTGTTGTTGCAGGTAAAGCAACTG